TGGTTCGAATAATAGCACCGTTTACAGTAGGGATTTCGCAGTAACAAGGGCTATGGAGGGTAGGGGCGAAGCTACCCTCCGTTTTTTGTATATTCCCACCTAAAACCATTAGATGTTTTCCTTTTTCCGTTGCAGCAAAGGCTGATTTTTGCCTGACTGAACCCTTCTCTTTCTGCGTCCATCATGGAATCCCATACTTTCACAAGTTTACCGTCCAATGTATATTGGCATACTTGTTTTTTCCTTGTGTTATTCTGCCTCATATTGTCGATTGCTATTTCAGTATGCTTCCTTCCTGTATTCCTTCTCTTTATCCTTTCATTTCTGGTGCCATAATTACTGTTGTATTTTGCCGTACACCACTCAAGGTTGTCTGCCTTGTTATTTGTTACGTCCTCGTCTTTATGGTTTACCTGAGGAAGAGCGTCAGGGTTCGGTACAAATGCTTCTGCGACCAGTCTATGAAGCTTCTTACAGTATCTTTTTCCGTCCTTGTAAGGGAATACTATCAGATAGCCTCCTGTGGCTTTACCAGTTTTTAGTTTCTGGCCTTTCATGTTGATTAAGTATCCATAATTAGATACCTTGTAGTCTGGAAACTCTTTAATTACCTTAAATACCTCATCCATATATACTTTTTTTTAATAAATATGTTTAATATGTACAAAAATATTAAAAATATCTTAAAAAACAAAATTATGGGCAAGAAAAGGAAAAGATATATGGTAACGGCAGAGAACAGTGAGGCTTTTGCATGTTCTCTCGTAACTTCTCCAGCCGTAGAGGAACTGTTTGTCGCTTTCAATGACGAAAAACCCCTTGTCGAGAGGTTCGCAGATGAAAAGAAACACATGGTCACAGGTGTTGTAGCCATACCGAACAAGCCTATTTACAGGAGAACCCCTGACGGAGAAGAATACGACCTTGTTTTCTCAGCTGAAGCCATTGAGAGCATGGCGAAGAAGTTCATGAAGGATTTCAGGCAGCATAACGTTACATTACAGCATCAGGAGGAGGCCGATGGTGTCTATTTGGTGGAACAATGGATAAAGACTGACATGGTCTATGATAAGTCGATATCAATAGGTCTTTCGAAGGAATTGCCAGTAGGTAGCTGGATTCAGACATACTACGTAGACTCCAACGATGTATGGAACAGGATTGAGAGCGGAGAATTACTGGGCTTCAGTCTAGAATGCGCTCTTGGAGTCGAAGAGTTCGAAAAACAGATAAATATTAATAAGGAAGAACATATGGAAACAAATGAGAACTTTTGGACGAGGCTAAAGGACGTATTGTCCGAGGCCTTCAAGAAGTCATCCCTAGGGATGGTCGAAGAGGATTACGAGAAGGTAATCGAGGAAATTCAGGAACTTGAAGCTGAGCCAGCACCAGAGCCAGCAGAAAGCCCAGTGGAGCCTGCATCTGAGCCTGAGGCGGTCACACCAGAACCCGAACCAGAGCCAGCCCCAGAGCCTGAAAAGGAGCCTGAGGCACAGCCAGAGCCACAGCCTAACCCCATGGAGGAGCTGGTAAAGAACCTTCAGGAGGAAATCAAGGCCTTGAAGGAGAGCAATGCCAGCCTTATCGACAAGATAAGCGACTTGGGCAAGAAGCCTTCCGTAAACCCAGTAAACACCAACTCAAAGCCAGCTGCGGCTGATACGTATGCCGCTTGGAGGGAACAGATGAGGGGCATGATTGGCTGACATACGCCAGCAGCGAAAACTGTCGTATGTTTATAGTAAAAAAATAAGAAAATAATAATTACAAAAATAAATTAAGACATAATTATGGCTAATTTTATTGATTTATCGAATATTACCTATTGCGGCAAGGAAGCTCAGGATATCTTCTCTAAGGACATTTACGATATCGACCTTCGCCAGTACGGTATTACGTTCATGGACGGCGTAAAGGGCAAGATGAAGATGTACAGTGGTGAAATCGGCGACGCTTGGCAGCTGTATACCTGTCCGTTTACCCCTCAGGGTGCCGCTTCTCTTGACGAGGCTTTCATCGAGCCAGCAGCCATCAAGGTCAATCAGGAGAACTGTTACGACACATTCTGGAATACGTTCCTCGTTGACCAGACTGAAATCAGCCTCAGGGGAGGCATCCCACAGACTTTCGGCGAGTGGTACTTCGGTAAGCTACGTCAGAAGATGTCAAAGGAGTATCAGGAGATTTTCTGGGCTGGCGACACTGCCCGTACTGCCTCTACGAAGGTTTATCTTAAGGCTACCGACGGTATCGAGAAGAAGCTTGGCGCTGACGCTGGTGAGAAGGTTACGGTGAGCGCATTCACTGTGGCAAATGTAATCGAGCAGGTTGAGGCAGCTGTTCTGGCTGGTATTGAGCTCGCCAACACTAACGAGGTTGACACCGAGGGCTACAAGATTTTCATGAACCATGCTGACGTAAGGGTTCTCGAAATCGCACTCGGCAAGCTCTGCTGCGGCAACAGCATGAACGACAGGTTCAGCAACTACGGAAGGGAGAACGGACGTATCTTCGTCATGGGTTATGAAGTCGTTCCTACCATGCAGTCAAAGAATACCATCATATTCGGCCCTGCTAGGAACTTGGTTCTGGGTTACGACACCTTCGACTCTCACCTTGAGTACAAGCTCATCGACATGAGGGAGACCACTGGTGACAACATGTTCAGGGTGCTCGCAATCAGCAACATCGCCGTAGGCGTAATCATGCCAGAGCTCTTTGTATATGTATCCTAACGTTGGCTCATTTGTCCAATAATATATCTCAGGTGGGGAGGATAGCAATATCCTCCAAACCTTAAAAAGTAGAGAAAATAATTTTACAAAACATTATAATATCTTATGGCTATTTCTTGTGCTTTAAATAAGGATTTGCTTAGGACTGAAACCTGCGGATATTCACTCCCAGAGGTGAAGGATATCTATCTCGCAAACTATGCTGACGTAACTTCTTCTGCCATCGCTTCTGACAGCGGAAACTGCGAGGAAGTGACCGCCATCACTTTGGCGAGCGGAGCTCAGTTCTATCATATTGAGCCAGCAAAGGATTCGGTGAACTTCACCGACGAGCTGGTAGTGGAGGACAACGGTAACAAGTACCGTACTCAAACCCTGACGTTCAACGTATCTGGTAAGTACGATGCATGTATGCACACCGTTCTGGACGCCCTGTCTCTCGGACGCTACTTTGCCGTCGTTGCTACTGCTGACGGTGAGTATCTCGCCCTCGGACGCCTCACTGGTCTTGAGGCTGAGACTGCAACCCTTTCTGGAGGTGGCGACACCAACGGTATCACCGTTACGCTCTCAGCTAACGTAACCGAGTCTGCCATCCCTCTGAGCGATGCTGCAATCGACGACGTAAAGGGTCAGTAATCGGTAAGCATATACGATTAAGTGCTCCATGGTCAATGCCATGGGGCATTTTTTTTGTCTGGGAATATGTTTATATTAAACACATATATTAATGGCTGAGTGCAAGTTTTACAAGCAGAAGGAACAGGTCAGCTACAACGGAGGGCAGACATGGCAGGACACTGGCAACGAGAGGAGGGGAGCGTACCATTCCTCTGGCTCTTCCGTATGTACCGACTACGTTACTACATACAGGTGGACGGTGGTACCAATCTCGCAGGACTACGAGTGCGTAGGCACCGACAAGTACTACATGGAGAAGGAGCAGGTATCCTACGACGGAGGAGCCACATGGGAGTACACAGGAAACCACAGGCCAGCTTACCTCTACATGGAGGACAGTACGGACTGCGGATATACGGAGCCCATATACAGGTGGGTGGATACGACAGGATACATATGCTCTGGCGATACGAAGTACAACCGACAGCAGAGGCAGATTAGCTATAATGACGGAGAGACATGGTACAACGCATACCCAGAGGAGTTCAGGGCTGGTTCTACGGTCATTGAGGCCGAATCCCCCGATTGTGGCTATGTGCCTCCCGTAGAGCCAGTTTACAGGTGGGTGACGGAATACACATACTGCAATACGATAGACCTGTACGCCCACCAGAAGAGGCAGGTATCATACGACAGTGGAAGCACATGGCAGGACGTAAGCCCAGCACAGACACAGGAGAAGCTGGTGGCATACTCGTCGCCAGAGTGCAGCGGAGGAGAGTACAAGGTATCGTCCGAGACGGCTACTGGAGACCCGTACTTCGCATACTGCCCTGATACGGTCATATCAAGCGGAGACGTAAAGGGAAATGCTTCGGACATCAGCAGGGTTACGGCAGCTACGATAGGCACATGTGCAACGGAGATAGGCACCAACGCCTTCAGGGGCTCTGCCATATCCTACATGGAGGTTCCGTCCAACATTACGGAGCTGCATAACTCCACCTTCGCATACTGCTACGACTTGGAGTACATACACTTCCAGTCATCTACGCCTCCCGTATTCGGCACCAATACGTTCAGCGGATGCCAGTCCCTTAAGGCCATATACGTCCCATGCGGAAGCCTGTCTGCATACAAGGCTGTGTCCAACCTGTCCTCATGGAGTACGCTCATCAAGGAAGAGGAGGTATGCGGATGCGTACCACAGTATCAGGGTGACGGAGTAACGGCATATACGGCATCTACGGTATCCCAGTCTCTCAACATAGGAAGGTTCGACATACACACATGCGACATGGTATGGAGCTCTACCGCCTACCAGACTCAGGGAGACACAGAGGTAGGAAGGCCAGTGAGCATCAACAGGGAGATGATAGAGTACGGGGACGACGAGAACGAGTACATCGTAGAGCTCAAGCTTCCTCTCTCGTCTGGAACGTATGCATCCGAGTGGAACGTACACATGAAGTTTGCCGACAGGAGCATGCCTAATACCATCAAGTATGATTTCATAATAAAGAAGATTAAGGTTACGAGACAGTAATGGGACAGTATTCAAGCTACTATCTATACCAGAAATACGAGAAGAGGGGAGACCAGCCCTTCGTACCAGTATACCCTGCCGTCTATTCGGTGGACGGTGACGGCACAAGGGAGCCAGTGGTGAAGAACGAGAACGACTACCAGTGCGGATGGACTGGAGAGACTGGAACCCTGTACAGGTGGGTAGACCTGCCGATAGATACCGACTACGTATGCGACGAGTGTCCTGACCCTATATACAGGTGGGTTGAGACCTCTGGCTACATGTGTAACGGCGTAACGAAGTTCAACAGGGAGGTCAAGCAGGTCTCCTACGATGAGGGCGTAAGCTGGCATGACACAGCGGATTACAGGGCAGGAAGCACCATCATAGAGCAGAAGTCTGCAGACTGCGGATATGCTGAGAGATGGGTTGAGACAGGGGAATACAGGTGCGAGTACTCTGCAGATACACCAGATGCACAGTACAGATGGGTGAATATACCGATTAACGAGGATTACATGTGCTCTGGAACGTCAAAGTACTACAAGGAGGTATATCAGGTATCCACTGACGGAGGCTCAACATGGAGCGACGTAGTTCCAGCACAGTATAGGATGGGAGACCTCTATGAGGCCAGTTCTTCTGACTGTGAGCCTGAACCCTATTCTGGGCAGTACTTCACCATTGAGAGTCTTGTGGATAATAACGAAGTATGGTTTGAGTCACATAATAGTAGGACTATTTCAGCTTCTACGGACGGAGGAAGCACATGGACTGAATATACCGCATCAAGTGGTAACAACAGACCTACGATAGCAACGCTCAATACGGGACAGAAGGTTTTAATTAAAGGTCTTAATAGTACATATTATGACGTTAATGATACAGGATACGTCAGTAATTTTGACGTTTCTGGAAACTATATAGCATACGGTAATATAATGTCACTGGTATACGGGGACTCGTTTGCTACTGCAACTACACTGACAGGAGACCATAATTTTACGAGTTTCTTTAGTGGTAAAAAGCTTATATCAGCTGCTAATCTTGTATTACCTGCTACAACGTTGACAGATTATTGTTATGCAACTATGTTCAGTGGTTGTGGGTACCTTACAGCAGCACCTGAGTTACCAGCTACCACATTGGCAAATGCTTGTTATAATGGTATGTTCCGAGGTACAAGTCTGACAACAGCACCTGAGTTACCAGCTACCACATTGGCAAATGCTTGTTACGGTGCTATGTTCTATGGTTGCACAAGTCTCACAACAGCACCTGAGTTACCAGCTACCACATTGGCAAATGCTTGTTATCATTCTA